AATTAGATCGGCCATAATTTACCTTTGTGTTTACCTTTCCAATCACCAGTCTTCCAATTTAAATTAATCATCATATGGAACACTACTGCAAGAGCAATCATCCACATTCCAAACATTATATACAACATTATACTTCTCCTGTGATTATATTATAAATCTCTTTCCAATTCTGAACTCGAACGTGTCTATCGATATCAGTATTGTGAGAGTGTCCCATTAAGATTGAATTCAATCCTAACTTCGTTCCGACATCAGCGTTCATTACCTTATCTTCAACCCAGTAACAACCACTGTCTTTCCATTTAGCTAACTCTTCATCTTTATCAGCTCCAGCATTTAAGATAGTAATACCATCAAAAATACCTTCTCCAAACAAAGTCTCTAAGTTATACTTCCTAAATTCTCGTGCTGATATATCATCAGTTTGAGAAGTAATTACGTGAAACTTATATCCATAGTCAGTGTGTAACTTCCTGACGTATTTAACAGCATCCCGTAATGGACCAATATTAGACATGTGTATACTAGAATTATATTGCCCCACATAACGTCTGCCTAATTCAGGTGTCATACCCATTGATTTACCTACATTATAAACAGACTCATCAATTCGTCCAATACCGAACTCTTGCTTCATCCAATTATAAAAGTATGGTTCCCAATCGAGTAATACTCCATCACAGTCCACTAAAATAATATTATTTTTCATCGTAAAAATACCCATAGTAATAACAGGAACATTATCCCGTTAATTAATTTAATCTTATGCTTCAATCTCAATGTCATCCCACCCAGAAATGTAATCAGGTTCGCTGTACCATTCACCAATTGCTCTTGCATTGATAGCTGTTTTTAGTTTGAATTTAATATCTAGTTCTAACCCATTAAACTCATCTTCAGTCAATTCAACAGATCCAAGGACTTGGTCCATTAAGTCTTTTACGACTGGATCTAAGTCTGACATCCATACCTGCTGTTTATAACCAGAGAACATAAAGCATTCTTCATCCGATATTTCTGCAATAACTGCACCAGCATTTGAGTCGCTTACATTCATCTCAACTCCACCATAACATTCTTTGTATTGGCAATAGCCATCAAAATAAATATCTTCAATTTCTACATTAAATCTTTCCATACTATTTCATTCCTTTTAAAAAATTACTAACTCGTTTCTTATCTTCTGGTGACATATAAAGATATGCCTCTGAAGGTAATGCCTTATGCGCAATACACATGTCAGGCGATAAATCAGGTATTTCCATACCGTATTGCATACCGTGAAAACCCTTTTCGTCTAACCATAAATTTACTGATTTTAAAATCATGCGTATTTCACTCCTGCCTGTTTACGTGGACCCATCAAACCGCGACATGTTCTACCAACGTTTTTTGGTACTTTCTTAGTTTTAACCTTTCTAATTACACCGCCATTTTCTAAGAATTCTTTAACTAAATCACTCTGCTCTTTTCCGAATATTTCCATAATGTTTGTTTTCCTTTTCAATTGTTTATATGTATATTATATCATAAAATGGGGGCAATGTACAATCTTTTTAGCACTTTATAATCACATAAATAGTGTGCTTATTTTCCTCGTCTTTTATACATTACACAGTATCTTGTTAAATTTAAAGTAGGCCACACAGGACATCCACCTTTAAAGGCATTAGAACATGTATCGCAAAGGTCTTCTAGCACATCCACATACTTATCTTCAGGCTGCTTTATCTTTGGCTTCTTTGGCATTTTTCTTATTTTCCTTTTCAATTGTTTTAGCTCTAGCTTCAAGTCTTTCAGATACCTCGTGTGTAGTCAACCATAAGTCTTTACCATCAAGCATCGAGTCAATCTCATCTGCGGTTAAAAAATCTTTATATACATCATGTAAGAAATCAGTGGACCATAGACGTTCGAATTCTAATTGATCGAACATCTCTCCACCTTTACCACCAGTGCCACCTGAATAGTTATGGAACATAAACATAGAGTGAGGAGATATCAAATAAGCATCTGCTTGCATCATTATAATTGTCGCAGCTGACATACATTCACCTTCAATACTTGCTGCTACTGTAGCCTGAGTCTCTCCAAGAACTCTGTAAAACTGTAAGGCTGTTGCTAGTGATCCGCCTGGACTATTAATATGCAATGTAACAGTATCTTCTGGACCTGCATTTCTAATTTGATCAAACCAATCAATGTAATGTTCAGGGCTATCTACAGCTCCCGATAAATAGTAATCATGGTTGTGTGCAACCGGTTTACTAAAATTGTCCTTTGGATCGTTGTTAAGTCCGTCAAGTAGTCCCATTATATTCTCCTATGCTTTTAATTAATTCACCTGCCCAATTATCTCTATGCTCTATGAATACTTGCGGTTCAGCATTATCCACAGATATAATAGTTACTAATTGAGTGATAGGTGTTCCCGTTCTTTCTTCCCACGCAATAGCGTAAAACGTTTCTTGCTGGAAATATGTTTCAATCCATTCTTTCTTTTTAGTCTTACGACTTGTTTTATAATCAATAATAGATAGTACACCATCAAATTCTGCTACACAGTCAACTCTTCCAGCCACCCTTAAGTGATCTGAATACAATGGAAGTTCTTGACCATATACAACACCAATTCGTGTGTCTAATATATCTTTAACTTGATTAAAATCTGATATGATATTAGGCATGAATCCATGCGTATAATATTCATCGTTGTTTACGTATTTCTCAATAATTTCATGGACTGCTGTACCACGTTGAGATGCTCTATAGGAGATCTTATTTGCTTCTTCTTCACCAACACGCTTTTTCCAAGCAGCTATAGCATCTTTGCTTTTAGCTCCTAAGACTGTCGTTATAGACGGATACGCATCACCGAGTGGTGTATTGTATTTTCTGCCTGTGGGTTTAGTTTCGCAAATTAAATCTTTATAACCTAGATTGATTGATTTGTGTTCGAATTTCATATATAATATTTTTAGATTCCGATTCAGAAGGATATGGGTTACTAAATGTGTATGTAGTTATGCCGTCTGGCGTTGGTAAGTTACGTTCGGCCGAAGGCCTATTAGTTACTTCTACATTGGTTATACCTGGTGGTGTTGCATCGATTAGGATTTCCAACGTGCTTTTCTTACTGATAACACGTTGGATAAACGCATCCGTTGCTGCTACATCAAATTGATATTTTTTCATAATATTCTCTCTATAGACATAATTATAATAGCAATCAAACCAAAGCCAATTGCTAAATAATCTTTTTGTTTAGTACTTCTTCTTCTTCTACGACTCACGATTAACCTTGGTTCTACACCAACTAATACCACCTTTGTTAATATAAACAAAATACTTACTATTTGCCATTAGCAATTGCACGTCACACAAAATTGGTTTGTTTTTAGTTCCTAAATTTATTCTGTACATAATCTTATTTTATTTGTCTATAGGTATATTATAACACGAATTAAGGCAAAAGTACAATTTATTTTAAGTATTTTTGCTCACTAATTATAAAGTCTTTTACTAAACCAGATCTTACAATATCTTCAACACCGAAGTTAATAACCTCGAATTGATTAGGCATCATATCGATAATGTCTAAGAACTTCTTAAGGCCTTCTTTCTCTTTATCCCTATTAAAATCAGATTGATGATAATCACCAGAGAATACAATCTTACAGTGTTTACCTACCCTGGTTATAACTGAAGCTAATTCGTGGTAATTTAGGTTCTGCATTTCATCAACTACTATGATAGCATTATTATAAGTTATACCTCTAATGAATGAAGTTGATTCGAAATGTAAATAGTTATTAGCTATTAAACTATCCCATGCAGTACTGCATCCAAATAATTCGTTGTATATCGATCGGTAAGGTGCTGTATAAGCATCCTTTTTCTCCTGCTCATCTCCTGGTAAAAATCCAATGTCCCTAGTTGGTACAATAGATCTTACAATTATTAGATCATGATACGGCGTGGACTTATCTAATACAGCTTCCGTGGCTAATGATAATGCCAAGTATGTTTTTCCTGTACCAGCAAATCCTGATAGGATTAGATTCTTTTTATCAAATCCTTCGATTGCACTTCTTTGATTTCCATTTCTGGGCTGTAGATTAGAAAGATCCTCTAATCTTATCTTCTTCTGTCTTCTATTCAATTTACCATCCATCCATTGTATTTGGTTTAGTAGTACCGGCAGCTTTCTTAATTTCCTTCATCCGGTCCTTAAATTCATTATCTGTTTTTGAGTATAAGTCTCCTACACCACGTACTATTAGGGGTGCACTGAGAATTACTTGTCTGCAATTATGTTCTTCACAATAAGCCTTTGTATCTTTCCAGCTCATCAGTTCGTTCCATTGTTCACCCGTCTCGTTATGACGGAAATCATATAGTGGCATAATTACTCTTTTTTGTTTGTATAGCCAAAGTATATTTTAGCTTTTTTTTCTTGAGATCTTAACTTCTCGACATAGTATAGTGATCCGCCTCCTAGCGCGGCTGTTAGTAATAAAGCAATTTCTTGTCCTGACATTAGTTTCCTTTTAGTTAAATATTCGTTTTCCCCACACGCCTTCAATCAATTTTAGTGTGAGCCCCTTTACTTTTAGTTTTTTATTCTTGGCTTCAACAAGAATGTGTGCTTCCTGAGGGTGTAACTTCTCGAGAATGTCTTTGAAAATTTCATCACGTCTCATTGAAGTCAAATAAGTTTCACTAGCTAATGGCACAAGAAATTTAGTCATTAGCTGTAAACTACTTTTATGTGATACTAATCCGGCTGGCTTGTAGTCTATTTTTTTAGATACGTACAATGTCAGATTAGGATCAAAATTGACCTTCATAAGATCTCTTAAAGCTATACAATCATTATCAACTAGTACTTTCATTTTGTCAACTCTTTTAGGTGCGTCTGCAACCTCAACGAGTATTTCATATATCTGTTTCAATTAAAACTCCTCAATAACTTCAAGTAACATTTTCATCTCATTTTCAACTAAGTAATTAAAAATAGATCCCCTCATAGGATATTTATAATTTTCTAATTGTCTAAGTGAATCTTCTTTGATTTCTTTTGGTGTATATGTCAGATCAATCATCTCTCTATTTCTACAATAGTTTCTATATGTATTATCATCCATACCTAAATTTGGCGTATCACGGTTTTCCCAAATAAGATCCATTTTCTTTTTAGTCATTGGCGATTGACGTATCTTATCAGTAAATGTGTTATCAGGTGATAGTACGTTAGGAACTCCATCAGATGAATCACCCTTTAAGATATGATCAAACAAGTATCGTTTAGGGGACGACTCTGATTTTACCATTTTTTGTTGCATTGGTGACCATTGAATTACTTGGCCAGCCATATGTAATTGAATAAAATCTTTATCAGCTGATACAATTGCAACCTTTGATCCCCATGGATCATCTAATTCTCTAAGAGTTAATGCTCCAATGATATCATCTGCTTCTGCATTTTCCACACTAATAACAGCATATGGAAAATTAATTTTAATATCATTAGTTACTATATCTAATAATCTATAAATCTCTGACCAATCATATTTGGATTTATCTCTATTAGTTTTGCGTGCAGCTTTATACTCAGGATACACGCTTTTCCTCCATGATAAATCATCACAGCAAATAATCATTTTGCCCCATTCATCCTCTTTGAACTTATTTCTGTATAACCTAATGTTATTCAATATAATATGTTTAACAAGGTTTTCAGTTAGAGCTTCACCTCTATTCAATTGTCCCATAATAGAACCAATTGCTATACCATTATAATCTACAAGTACCATAATTTATCCTTTCAAATTCTTTACCGAACCATAACCAATCTTGATTGCGATAATACCATTATAATTATTCTCATTTAAGAGAACATTCTCATCGAACTGTATCTTTGCTTCCATATAGTTCGTTTCACCACGAGTATTACATAACAAAATAATTTCACGTTTGAAATTTTCCTTACCTAATTTATCTATATCTTCTAAAAGGCGTTTACTTGAACCGTAATAGTCCTGCCAATCAGTTTCTACTATTCGAATACGTTTATTCTTTCTACCTTTTAAAGGTTTGAGCTTACGTTTTGCTTTGAAGTATTTTCTACCAACGTAGTCATGCTGGTTAACCAAATTTGTAATTCTATAAACGAAGCCGTAATAATCACCAATATCAGCAGTAGTAAATGCTTTGTCTTCATATATCCAGGTCGCCTGATTCATTTGGGGTCTCGTGTAATGTATCGTAATAACTTAGACTACCGCCACAGAATGGACAGAATTCTATACTCTCTGGGTGAACATCTACATCAAATTCGTCTGTTTCAGGCCTGCTTATTTTAAAATGTTCATTACAATCAGCGCAGTGGTTTATCATATAGTCATCCCTTGAACTGAATAATAAGTTTCAAGATCATCACTTCCACCAATATGAGTATCCCCTAAGAATACTTGTGGATAGGTTGTGGCTTCTGGAGCATAACCTAACATATCATTAAGAGTCCAGCTAAATCCATCTACTAATCTCACTTCATACGTATCACCATTTTTATCCATTAAATCTTTTGCTTTATCACAGTGCGAACAATACTCAGTCGTCCATATAATATTTTTACTCATAAACTCATTCCTTTAAATGTGTCTTCTTCGACATCTTGTTTAACTCCACCCACTACATACGCGGAGATCTCAGTTTCTTGTGGTGCAACTTGTACATTACCACCACCAATCCACTTCTCAGTCCATGGTAATGGGTTAGCTTGTTGCACATGGTATGGGCATGTGTATCCTAATGTTTTAATTCTTTTACTGCCTATCCAACGTATATATTCTTTTAATAAATTTGAGTTTAATCCAATCATAGATCCATCATTGAACAGATAGTCACACCACTCTTCTTCTTGGTCAATTACATGTAAGAACATATCCATTACTTCATCTTCAGTCTCGTCTTTAATCTTAACAAAGTCTGAATCTTCTTTGGTTAGATTCTTAATGATACCAATAGTAGTAGCAAGATGAGTATTCTCATCACGTGCAATTAACTTAATAATCTTAGCATTACCTTCCATCATCTTAAGTTCTGCAAATGCCCATGAACAAGCAAATGAAGTATAGAAACGAATACCTTCCAACATAAAGATAGACATTAAACATAAGTATAATACTTTCTTATGTTCGTACGAACCATACTTGCCATCATAGTTAATAAGGTTATCGTAGTATGTGCTTATTGACGTGCCACACGTAACGATCTCATCAATTGTTAATAGTTCATCAAATACTACAGATGGATTTGGATATACATTCCTGATTAAGTGGGTATATGATCTCGAGTGTATCGTCTCGAAGAATGCCCAAGTCTCAATGAGAACCTCTAATTCAGGGA